CCCCCGGTGCGGTGGCACTCGGCGGCGAGTCCCCGCTCGTCGAGGTTCCGGTTGACGGGGTACGTGGCTACGCGCAGACCCGGGACGCGCTCCGCGCCCGCAGCGAGGGCAACTTCACCCGCTCGGCCGGCCACCCGCAACATGCGGACGGCTCCGCGGCCACCAGGGAGTCCCTGGAGCGGAGCGTGAGGGACGAGCAGGCGGCCCGGGATCAGTACGCCGGTACCTCGTCTCGCAGCTCCGAGAGCTCCACAAGCCGGAGCTCCAGCCGGAGCTAGAGGTCGCGGTCGGCTCCGTCGGCGTGCGGGTCGAAGACCGGCCGCCCGCCGCGGCGGAGCCACTCCCGCACCTCGTGACTTGCGATCCGGGTGAGGCGCCAGCAGATGAACTCGTCGAGGTCGGCCCGCGACCGCAGTGCGTGCGGTGGCAGCGGAACGTGGATGTCGAGGGCGACGAGCTCGTCGGGGTGGTACGCGTTGGGAACCTTGGCCCCGACCGTGAGGTGCGGACCCTCCCACCGCCCGAGGCGGTACGCGAAGGTCCAGCCGGGCAGGAACTCCAGCTCGTCGAGGTACGCGCGGACCTCGGCCTCACCTAGCACTTAGCGCCCGGAGGATCTCGGTCACGTCCGGGACCTGGTTGTGGTTCGCGTCCGTGATAGCGCCGACGATCGCCGCGGTCCGGCGCTGCTGCTCCTGGTAGCACGTCCCGGTCGGAAGCAGGCAGTCCTCGATCTGCTGCTGGGTCCTCTGCCCAGTCAGCTGCGAGGACCGGAGCTTGTGGACGAGGTCGTTCGTCGTGGTCACGTAGTAGGCGCCGCCAGCGATCGCCAGCGCGACCAGGGCGGCGAGGACCCCGGTCACGAACCGCTGCCCCCTGCCGAGGCGCGCCTGGGACCGGACCACGTTCTGCGTCACGGTGAGCTGCTCCCGCGTGCTCTGAACACCGGCAGCGAGTCCGCCTACTGCGTTGGCCAGGTCCCCCACGACCGTCCGTAGCTCCGAGATCTCGGTGTCTACGTCAGGTCCTTCCTGGTCCGTTTCCACGGGGTCGTCTCCCCTCGATCCGGTCGGCCACCCGCTCCAGCCGCCTCGCCGCATTGTCAAGGCGGCTGACCAGCTTATCAATCTCCAGCATCTCGATGTTGGTCTGCTCCAGGACGTCCTCGTCGCTGCGCAGGTTCCGTACGCCACGTCGTGCTCGCAGCATCACGACGCCCCGTTCCGGGTCTGGCGCTCGTCGATCCGTTCCAGGGCGACCGCCAGCCGGGTCAGGGTTGGCATTGCCTTGTCCACGTAGCCCTGGGTGAGCGCCTCGATCTGCTTGTCCTTCTTGGCGATGATCTCGTCCTTGACCTCGAGTCGCTGCTGCAGTCCCTTGACCTCGGCCTCCGTGCGGAGCTTGCCGAAGATCAGGAGTAGCGCAACAACGCCGACCGGACCAAGTCCGGTGAGGATCGAGATCGGATCTCCGCCGCCGTCCGAGACGGCGTAGGTGATCGCAGCTGCCGTGCCGGAACCAAGTCCGAGGGCGGTGAGGTGCATCACCGACCCCCGTCCTCGGAGCTACTCGGCTGACTCCTCCTTCTCGCGGATGAGCGCAGCCGCCAGCGGGCCGAACGTGCCCTTGACGCGGGCCGGACGGGGCGGGGCACCGCCCGTCTTGACCAGGAACTTCCGCAGGTCGTCGTTGACCGCAGCGTTCCGCACCTCCTCGATGTCCGCTCCCACTCGCGAGGCAAGGCTGCGGAGACCGGCGGTCGTCTCCGTGTACGCCGGGGAGTTGACCGGGGCGACGTCGACGAGCTGCCCCTCGATCAGCTGTCGTAGGGGGTAGCCCTGCTCGGTGGTCGTCCACTCGTCGGCGACGACCCGGAACGCGAAGCTGCTCCGCCGGACGTCACCGCGCTTGATGAGCTCGATGATGTCCTGCCGCGCCGAGGGTGGGTTGACGTCGTAGAGCAGGCCCGTGTCGTCGACGTTGAGGCGCAGCGTACCCGCGTCCGTCGTACCGAGCAGCATGTTGTCATCGTGGTTGTACCGAGCCAGGACCCCGGGCCAGCCGTCCAGCCGCGACTTGTTGAAGAAGCTGGGGGTCACCACCTCGACGAAACCGCCGAGGTTCCGCGACACCTTCTCGAACACGGCAGCGTAGCCGCCGATCCGGTCCAGCCCGCTGACCTGCCGGTGCTCCACCATCCCCGGCGTGTACCGCCGCTCCAGAAGGTGCCCGTTCACGCCTGCTCCCATCAGTTCTGTTGCCTCCCGGATCACGACGTCGTCCCACGCGCTCCGCTCCAGCGGTGGTGGCGTCCTCCCTGCATCCCGCAGGTGGTGGGCGAGGTGGTTGTAGACCGCCTGCCGATCAGCTGCCGAGATGTTCGTGCCACCCCGAGCTCCGTTGAGCGCGGCGATTCCGGCGGACGCAGCGTGGAGGTTCGCTGCGCCCACCTGGCCGCTGGAGGTCATCATGTGGTGGGGGAACTTGTAGGTCGACTTCGCTGCCGGGTCACCTCCGCTGTCCTGCCAGGCGAACATGCCCCGCATCGCCGCCGGCGACATCCCCGCCGGCATGCGGGACATCATCGCGCCGGCGTCCCACGGGTCGTCGGTCGTCGCCGTGGTGTGCGCAGCAATCGCAGCGCGGAGCTCCTCCGGCATCAGTTCTCTCCCAGGTACGGGGGCATCAGAGCTCGGCCGCCGGTACCCACAGGCACGCGACCGTTCGGGGACTGCTTTGAGGTCGGCGGCTGCGCTCCGCCCACACCAGCGGCTGGCGGGGCCTGCTCACCCGCTCCCGGGGCGGCAGTACTGGGTGATCCGACGACGTCCTCCGGCCCGAGCGGCGGCAGGTTGTCCGTGCGCCGCACCTCGTCGACCGTCCGCCAGGCGGCCCCGCGGCCGCCGAGCGCAAGCGAGTTGATCTCAGCTCGGGTCTTCGCGTCGGTCCGCAGGAAGCTGTCGACGTCGAACCGGACCTCCTGCGGCTTCGGGTAGAGCGAGCTCAGGACCGCCTCGATCCGCTCCAACCACGGCCTCAAGCACGTTGTCAGGATCTGGATGAACCGGGATTCCACGTTCGCGTAGGTGACCGACTGGCTACCCGCGTCGCCGCCGACGTACGTCGGGTCAACACCGTAGATCGCCGCGATCGTCGTCGCCGTCAGCCGCATCGTCTCGATGAAGCGCGCCTCGGCTGGCTGGATCGCGATCGGCTCGAACTCCCAGTCGGCGCCGTAAACCAACGGCCGGCCGGTCTTGATCCGGGTCACGAGGCGGTCGGTGATGACCTCCGCCTCGTCCGGGTCGACCCGCTTCGCGCTGTTCTTGAACTTGCCGGGTGGTACACCGCCGTTGGCGAACCACGTCTCGGAGTAGTCCATCGCAGTGATGCCGACGTTGATCGTCTGCGCGTACGCCTGGATCGGCGTCAGGCCCAGCACCTTGCCGGGGACCGGGAACCACGGGATGTGGATGATGTCCGCCGCGTTGACGACCTGCCCGTGCACGCGCCAGATCGGCTGCCAGTAGCTCCCCGGCCCGCTCTGCGCCGCGTCCTCGACCGTCACCCAGTCCGGGTGAAGCCACTCGATCGTGGTCGGGATCCCGTAGGAGTCCTCCTCCAGGATCAGACCGAACGCGTTGCCGCGGAGTGCCATCGACACGACCGCGCGGTGGAGCCACTCCACAACCGTGCCGCGGATCCCCGGGTTGAGGAGCAGTCCGTGCTTCGGCAACTTGGTCGAGCGCCCGTCCGCGTTGAGCCGGTACCGGTCGAGCGGAAGCGTCGAGACGCAGTCCGCGAGGAACCGCACGCAGGCGAACACCGGCGCCAGCGAGGTTGCCCGCTCGATCGAACCGGTCGGGCTGCCAAGCGGGCCACCTGCGTTCCAGGGAACCGACGTGATCGCCCGGTACTCGACCCGGCTGCGTCGCCCACTGCGAACAACGACCGGCTCGAACTTCTCGCTGCTCAGGAGCTGGCGACGCAGTCCCGGTCGGTACCACGGCACGTGGACCGTCGCCGGCCCGTCGGTCTCGTCCCCGCGGCGCGACCGTGCCCAGACGTCGAGCTCCCGCGCCTCCTGCTGCGCGCGCGTCTCGCCGGCAGGTCGCCGGCGCCAGAACCTCAGCCTCACAGCACCGAGTCCAGGAGCTTGTACTCGCCCTCCACGGCGCCGTCCTCCAGCGCCTGCCCGCGGGCCTCGAACGCCAGCACAGCAGCGACGAAGCAGTCGATCAGTAGCCCGTCGCGCTTCGGGACCGGCTTGAGGTAGTGCTCGGCCTGGCCAGCCACCTCGTCCTCCCTCGGCGCTCGGCGCTTGCCCTTCGCGAGGGCCGCGTTCTTGACGTGCTCGGTGAGCGTAGGGTCACCGTCGTGGGTGAGCTCCTCGGGCTCGGCCCGGATCGCGGTCAGGAACCGCTCCAGGGCCCGGTCGATCCGTACCTCGCTGTTCGTCGGTACCTCGACGACCCGCTTCGGGAAGGCAGCGGCCCAGTTGTCGAGGTAGTCCTGCCAGAGGTACGGGTCGGCGTACAGGTAGGTGACGTCGTACGCAGCAAACGCGTTGCGAACGGCCGCGTCCACCTCCGGGCGCGGGACCTTGCGCTCCTGCTCCTCGCGCGGCGCCCACGACTGGAGGAAGAACAGCCGGCCGTCCCGGATGCGGCACGCGACGAGCGCGGTCATTGCCCGGGAGCGGCTCCCGTCGAAGCCGAGGCTGATCAGATCACCCGGCCGTAGCGGGTCGTCCTTCCGGGCGAGCGCGTCCCAGCGCTGCGGGTTCACCGCGGTGCGCGCGCCGGCCGTGACCTCGTTGAGGAAGAACCGCCGGGCCTCCGCCTCACCCGTCGCTGCGTCCCGGATGTCGAGGATGATCCGCTGCTCGCTCACCCACCCGCCGCGGGCGCGGAGGCTGTCCCCGTAGACGTAGGCGATCTCCCGCTTCAGCAGTTCGTCGTCGTCGAACGGGATGCGCCGCCGCGGCGGTCGGTAGTCGAGGAAGACACCGGGCGACTTCGCCTCGTACGTCAGTTGGGCCGCGGAGTGCTCCGTCGGGTCCCAGGCGTTCGTGCCTTCCATCCACATCCCGGACATGCCGGCGACGTTCCGCTTGAGCGCCCGGGCGAGGGTGACCCCGCCCGTGACCCCGGTCCCGGTCAGCAGGTGGGACTCGGTGATGGACACGAACGTGAACCGACCGCCGAGGCGAGCTCTCGCGCTCGCCGTAACAGGCTCGATCCAGCCGATTCCCGGCAGTTTGATGCGAGTTTCACCGATATCGAGCCCGGGAGTGTCCGAAAGCGGCCCGTTTCGCAGCATGTACACGATCGGGCGGTAGGTGTACTCCGACTGCTCGATCGCGGTCGCTGCGCAGCAGATCCAGGGCGACCGGTGTGCCCGGCCGACCGGTTCGCCGCGCGCATCCCACCCGGCGAAGATGACCGGCCCGAAGGCGTGCGCGACCGCCCGGGCCGCCATGAACGGGTCCTTGCCCCACTTCTGGGGACGGACCAGCTGGCTGCCGCCGTAGACGAACGCGTCCGTCCCGGCGTCGGCCGGGGCGTCGGGGTGGAGCCGGAACGCGTGCTGCAGGTGCCGGAACTGCTCGGGGGTGAGCTCGAACGGCTCGTCGATCTTGTCGCCGTCCGGGACAACGCAGGTATCCTCGATGAAGTCCGCGACCAAGTGACCGAGCGTCGGGAACTCGCCGCGGACCTCCGGCCCGCGCCAGGGCACGGGACCTACCGGTGGGCGGGGTCGCCGCAGTCCGGGTCGCTGCAGCTAAGCAGGTGGTCCGCGGTCTCACCCTCCCAGGTCGCGTCGCTGGTGAGGTGGAGCTCCGTCACGCCCAGCTTCTCCAGCTCACCCAGCGTCCACCCGTCCTCCGAGCGGTACGTTCCCATCCCGTCATCAGCCCCTCGACCGCACTACCGAGTGCTACCTCAACGCGACGAAGATCCCGATGACGCCTCCGATCAGAACAACTCCGGCGACGAGGTAACTCCACGAGGCGGCGATGCCCTGCCCACGCGACCGTATCTGCTCGATGGTCTTCGTGTTGATGTCGGTCTTGTCTGTGAACTTCTTGTCCAGCGCTTCCACTCGGTCCGCCAGCCCGCTAAGCAGGGCCTGAACCTCGGTGCGACTAGCAAAGTGCTGCGCCTGGTCGGACAGTGTGGAGCGGAACTCGTTCACCGCCTCGAACCGCTTCTCCGTCGCGGTCTCGGCCTTGATGACCGCCTTCTCCGACGCGCTGAGCGCAGCCTGCACAGCCTTGGCGTCCGTAACCCGCGCATCCTCCAGTGCCCGCTGCTGGCTGTCGAACCGCTGCTGGTAGCGCAGGTCCATCTCGCGAAGCACAGCGTGCAGGTGCGCAAGCAGGGTTTCGAACGTCCAGCCGCCACCACCAGGATCCTCGGACATGGATCAAGCGAAGACGCTGACGCCACCGGGACCGACAAGCAACCCCACGATTATGAGCACCGCGCCAAGCAGGATCGCGCCCCGGACGACGCAGACGATTCCCCAGACGACCAGAACAACAGCAAGTACCCACAGCAGGTTCACAGCCACCGTGGACCTCCCTCAGGATCAGCCGTCGCCGTCAGGCCACCAGGCGAACCGCTGTCCGTACCAGTTATCGCTACGGTGCCACTCTGGCTCGTGCCCACCGTCCCGCAGGCACGGGTACCGACGGTCACCGTCGCGGTACCAGGCCGAGCACTGGGAAGGATCGTCACCCTGCCGTCGGAGCTCCAGCTGCTGGGTCGCCGACAGCGGTGGCGTGCCCCCCACAGCCAGGTACTCACCGTGGTGGTAGAGGCGTGGCGGCGGGAAGACGACCTCAGTCATGGCCCGGCGCGAAGCCGAACGGAAGCGGGTCCTCGCGGACCGGCAGGAGGACCTCACCACCGGGGCCGTACAGCTTCGGCTCGTCGGCACCGTTGCCGGGCCGCTCCAGCAGGAACGGCCCCGAGGAGCTGCCCTGCCGTCCTTCCCAGCCGGTGCGGTCCCACCGGAGCCGCTGTCGCCGCGGAGTGTCCACTAGCCCCCCTCAACCGCGCGTGGCCGGGGGCGGCGCTCGGGCTGGTCAGCCTCCCGCGCCGTCCGACGGTTCCCTACCTCGTCCGGCGCGATGCGCCAGCGTAGGCGCATCATACCGTTCGGGTTGAGTCCCAGGCGGTCAGAGGCCCGTGCTGCGACCTGCATCGCGCCGATGTTGCCGTTCGAGCCGCGGATGAACGCCCGGGCGTACATCGCGACCTCGTGCTCGATTTTCAGCTCCGCCCAGGCCGCTGCCTGCGGGGTTCGCCAGAGCCGTTCCCACAGGTCCTGCTCGCCGGGAAGCGGCGCGCCGATCGGCCACTTCGGGATCAGACCGGTGTAGCCACCGCGCGGCAGCTCCCGCATCGGTGCCTGCGGCGGTGGGCGCCTCCGCTGCGACGGGTCCTTGGGGGGCGGCACGGTTACGGCCGCTTCCCCAGGCCCTGGGGCACCGCGCGCTGGATGCCCGGTGTGACCTCGGTCGGCTTCCACAGCCCGAAGTGAGCTCCGACCGCGACGATGAAGCCCTCGAACGCGTACAGCGCACCGTGCTGCCAGTCGTAGTTCGGGTCCGCCTGCCACGCGGTGAGAACACCGGTGACCGCCGTGAGCAGCAGGAGGAGAACAGCCTTGAGACCAGGGTGTGCCTGCTGGTGCGTGACAAGCGCGACCAGCCAGGGGATGAAGGCCGTGATGGCCGCCGTGATCAGTACCGCGTTGATGTTCACCGCGCGCAACTCCTCCTACCTACTGCAGGCCAGCCTGACTGGCGGTGACCTTGAGCTTGTCCCACAGTTGCTGCGCCGAGAGCTCCGGCTGCGGAGCAGTAGCCCAGACCGGGACGGTCGCGTCGCCGTCGTTCCGCAGGAGGGTCGCGAGGTCCTTCGCCGTGAAGAAACCCCAGCCCTGGACACCCCAGCTCGTGTCCCAGGAGTTGGGGAACCAGTACCGGTCGCGGGAGCGGTCCGTGCCGGTGACGACCTCCAGCCGGCCGAGGCAGACCTCGTGGCCACCCGCGAGCCCGCTGCTCGGCACGACCGGCACGCCGCCGTCGGCGTGTGGCTCGAACATCGAGTTGTACCACGGGATGCCGATCGGTACCGCGGTGTCCAGCAGCGCTGTACCGACCGCCGCGAACGCGAACGCGTGCGTGTAGCCCCTCAGCAGGTCGGGCGCCAGCTGCTGGACCGCCTTCGCACCGCCGATCCCGGTACTACCCGTGTCGTCCGGCGGGTGCTCGCCCGGGACGTCGTCGAGGTGCGTCGCCAGGTCGTAGACCACGACCGCGAACGGCTCGTCGAGCGGTCGGTCGTTCACGCGGGTGAACCCGCGTCGCGCCGAGCTGTCAAAGCCCAGCGAGTACGTCCACGCGTTTCCGACGCAGGAGCCGAGGTCGGCCTGGTTCAGGATCGCGATCCGCAGCTCGTGGTCGACCGACCTCAGTGCGCTCAGCGGGCCGACCCTTGCCGGGTAGTTCACCGACCGCGGGTCGTGCTCGACGTGACGTCCTGTGCGGAACGGGTTGCCAGGTAGCTCGTTGAGCAGCCGCGCGGTCAAGCGTCACTCCCGTCGTACGGTCCCACCGCGAACCGAGTTGCAGTGCCAGCACGCAGCGACCAGGTTCTCCAGCGTTGTCTGCCCGCCGAGCGCGCGCGGGATGACGTGGTCCGCGACTACTGCTGTCTTCCCGCAGTACACGCACGTGTAGTGGTCGCGCTCCAGGGCCTCGGCCTTGAGGATCGCGTACAGGCGCTCCTCGCCGGCACGACGCGCCCAGTCGCCGGTGGGCTGGCGAGCTCGACGATGGATGTTGCAGCGGTTGCCCTCGGCGGGTCTCCCGCAGTCCAGGCAGGGGCGGAGTGTCATCCTGTTTTTGGCACGACTCGTCAACACGGAACACTACGTCGTGTGTTGCTGCGTGTACACTACTCCGGCGACGGGCGCAGCAGTTCGCACCTCTGACCGTGAACACGGAAGTGAACATGGTGGCCGCAGGTGTCGGTCCGCATGCCACCGCTAAGTCGGACCCAGCCACCGGTCGCAGACTCGCCGACCTCGTCAACCCGCGACACCAGGTGGCTAACCGGAGCTCCGCAGTAGCACGGGGACATCTCGGTAACCGACACGTAGAATGGTTGGTTGTGGCCCGGCCACAGCCAGACCATCGGTTCCAGGGTCTCGACCGTGATCAGCTGATCCGGCTCGACGACTACTACCTTGTCTGGGTCGGGACTGTGGGCGACCCGCATCGCGTCAGGACTGACAGATGTGTCCTCGATGGCCTCGTCGATCAGGTCGAGGATCTCGTCAGTGCTCCTTCGTCCTTCCACCAGTTAAGGCTACCGCGGGCTGCTGCTTGACGCACTTGTACACGTATAGATAGTGGCCTGTCGCCCCTCGTAGCTGATGGTTCGTCGCTGCGTGCGAAGCACCGTGCGCAGGCGCGCCGAGATCACCGTGGATCTTGGTGCACACGGCGACTAAGGTGTGAAGCAGGCCGGTCATTGCCAGTAATTACA